CGGGTCGTTGACCGGGTACAAACCTAAAGATAACTGCGGCTGGTCAGGTTCCCAACAGGTTGGGCATACGAGTATGTTAATGTTTTTTGTCTTAATAACCAACCGCTTTAGTTGTTTTAGCTTATACCTAAAGCCGCAACGGTCGCACTCCGCAATACTGTTCTTGCCGGACGAAAACTTCGAGGCCATTTACCAACCACCGCCACCAACATACCCAACACGGGGCGCCAGTCTAATAGCTGCCTTCTCTCGGTCTTCGTCTGCAGCGAGTTGAAATTGTTGTTCGTAGTCAGCTTTCAGCATCTCAATGCGGTTCATGGCATCGGGGATTTTCATAGACATATAATAAGCCAGCCCAGAAACCATAGCCGGCAAAAATCGGAACGGGATGTCTTGAGTAGTAACGCCGTTACCTGCGTCCTGAATCCGGCGCATGCGCCAGTAGATAAACGTGTAGTAGTTATCCAAATTGGCCGTCGGCCAAATATTAATCTTAGGGCTATCTACACCGGTACTCGGATTTGTTCCTGCCGGCTGGCCCCCGACCGGATAAGTAGCACCCGACTGGCGGTTAATCCACACCTGAATCGGACGGCCTTGGGCGTTTTTATTAGGAATCATCGCGTACGTAGATTCGGAAATACGCGTGATGTTGATGTCGATTTGGTTCTGGCCGGTGCCGTTGCGGATAACGTGGTCAAGCAGGTCAATAGTATCCGCCGGGATGTCGTAGGCGATGGTGCCTTGAGTTAGCGGAATGCTACCTTGCTCAATAGTCCAGAGGTTGATGCCCCGGTTTGCCCACTCAATAGTCAGCAGATTCAACGACCTACGTGCAGTACGCATGTCATAACCGGTACGCAGTTCAGCACCGCAACGCTCAAAAGCTTCTTCTACAAGGCTATTGAGGTCTAGGTTAAATCCTGTTGTGCCGGTAGTGGTCATTTGTTTTTCAACTGTTTCTTAAGGTTAGAGGTCATGCCTTTGTGGGCAATCACGGAGCCGCCGCTGGCGTAAGGAACGAAATATTGTTTTTTGGTTATGTCGTAATACGCGCCTTCAGGTACGCCAGCCACTTGGTTAGGTCTAGTAGGCTTTTTTACCGCGTCATTGAGTTCAAACACGCCCGGCGCCTTGCCATCAATATAATAGCCACGCAGCCCTTGACGATATGATAGTTCTTGTCCGGACGGTCCTTTAACTATATTGTTAACGGCGGCTTGTTGCGCTTGTTGCGCTTGTTGCGCTTGTTGTATTTGTGGGTTGGTTAGTTTGGGGATTGTGGGTACGTACGATTGTGTGCCTACACCGGTGGCCGTTCTGCCGGGGTCCATTGTGTAAATAGCTTCGCCCGGGTCTCTAATTTCGGAATCCGCGAGGGGAGGGTTAATACCTGTAGTGATGTCTCTATACTGCGGCCGAAACATCGGCAAAGGTTGATTGTAGTATTCATCAAAGAATTGCGGCTCGTATGCACCGCGGCCGCCGCCTTTACCGCCCAAAGAACCTTGATACCCGCCTTGTTGGGGTTGGTATTCCGGCTGGTACTGCGGCGGTTGGTACTGAGGCTGTTGTTGGATGTTAGCTCCGGGCAAACTCGCGGAGGGGTCCATGCGGCTGGCAAGCCGGCCCATGTTATAACCAAAAACATTACCGCCTGTGGGCTGGTATCGCTGCGAGGGCTGTGGTTGAGTAGTTTGTGGTTGAGTAGTTTGCGGCTGGTTAGTAGATGCTTGGGACGGTTGTTGTAGTTGAGGTGCAGCGCCCGTGCCGCCGCCTTTGCCGCCGTATTGCTGACCCATAGGTTGAGATTGGCCCGTGGTTGTAGGGGCTGCACCTACACCGGTATCCCCTTGCGATTGTCCAAATCCTCCGCCCATGCCCATATTACAAATCCTTTAAAATCATCATGTGGTCTGGTTTGTACCCACGATTTTTAAGTTTGCTTCTGCTCCAGCCAATCCGGCCAGAAAACGTAAGCATATCGCAGCCCTGTGACCTAGCCCAACTAAACACAGACTCTTCCATATTGATAATTTCATCAATATTGCCACCCGCTAGAAAAATATGAATCGATTTTCTTTTGGGGTAGATAATAAGCTGCGAGACTAGCGCTGTTTCTTTGGCCGGCCACAACTGCAGCTCACCTTTGGCAATCTGGTCTGCTACATCTTGTAAGTCATGCGTCCCGTTACAGTATTCCAACGCGTCACTAATATACTTCTCACACTCTTTGAACTTTACCGCCCATTCAGGCATGGTTCCGTCCTCGTCCCGATACCGCTCGTAGTCCATTTATTTTCCCGCGTTTCTAAAAGATTTGGTCTTTTTAGAGATACTTTTTGGTTGTGCTACGAATTGCTTTCCTGCTCTTTTTCCCGCTCTCTTCGCTCTAGTCGTTGCAGCATATTCTGACGGAGATAGCGACTTAATTGCCGCTTCCGGAAGATATCGTTCTCCGGTTGCTTTTGGTCCTTGCGTTGACGGCTTACCACTTTTAGTTCTCCACTTCTGCTCCGTCCAAGCCTTTAGGCTCTGTTGGGGCTTCTTCACTTCATTTTCTTCAGAGTTTGGGCAAGGCGCGCACGCTGCCCAGTTTTACCCGGAGCCTTAGCAGCCTTAGCCAACTTGCCAGCCGGAATCTTTTCGCCTTCTTTAACGCCAAGCGACTTCTTCAAAGCACCGGGTTTTTTGATTGCTTCCTGAATCCACTTCTTAGTCACGGTAGCCTCCACCTTTTTTCTTGTACTGCAGGGTTAGCATCTGTGCTTTACGGGCCGACCATTGTCCCGGGGAGCCGCCTTTACCACCAGCTTTGATGCTATTAAACAACGACTTGCGCATGCTTGGCTTGGTGTAATTACCGGCTTCGTTGACTTTGCTTAGCCCGCCCTTCTTATACTGAGTTACTTCGTTGGGGTTGTCTTTGCGCTGAATGGTCTTAGCCTTCGGCATCTTGGAAGGTTTGATACAACCCATACCCCGACTCGGTCTCACAGCATTTTCCCGCGGGTTTTGCCACGAACTGCACAGCCGTCAGCACGCTTGGAAGCCGAAGACTTAACTGCGCCGCCCTTCTTAAAGCCGAGCTTTTCCTTGCGGGCCTTTTTATAGCCCTCGACGTACTCTTTGTCTTTATTGCCAAAAATGGCTTTGTCCAAGGGGTCAGATACGTTTTCCGTGATGAACTTTTCTACTTTGCTGCCTTCCCGGTCTTTGTACGTATCTTTACCCTTGCGGTAGCCTTCTTCGTACTCGGTCTCAATCTTTTTGCTATCGGCCATGATTACGCCTTAGATGATTTTGCCCTTGGTCTTACCTTTTTTGGTAACACCGTCAGCAGCGCGGACATAACCGCCACCGGCCATGCACTTCACTCGGCCGCCCTTCTTCATGTTCATCGAACCCAAATCCTTAGCAGTCGGCAGTTCCTTCTCAACGCCACCAGCCTTCATGCCAGCAACCTTACCGCCTTCTTTCATGCAGGACTTAGCCATGCCGCCTTTTTTCATGCCCATCATTTGTTTCTTATCCAAAGCCATATCTGCTTTAGAGCCTTCTTTCATGCCCTTTTTCTCAACGTCTTTGCCTGATTTTTCAAACATCTTCGCCGTCATCTTCATCTTCTTGGATTCAGCCATTTCACCACCTCGTTTAAATTGTTTGCCTTTATCGGCTTTGTTAAATTCTTCCCCCACACTTTGGGGGATACCGACCTTCTTGGCAAACTTCGGGTTATGAGCCACCGCTGCCATCAGGTTATGTTGCTTTTTACTTACGCTAGGCATAATTTCAACACTTCCAAGCTTTTAAGGACAGAGCTTTTCTAGTCGGCTTGCCTTTTTCGTCCTTCATCGCTCCCGGCATACCGGACATACGAGCACAGAACGATTTACGGCGAGCTGCGTCCTTCTTTGTTTTGGGGTTAGGCGCCGGCGGTTTCAAACCCGGCTTACCCGGATTGGCAGCGTTATAAGAGGCACGGCCCTTGGCGTTCAAACCACCTTTAGGGTTCTTGCCTTCCTTACGAGTCCACGCCGGAGTCTTAGCCATTACGCCACCAGATATCCATTTTGAATCAAGATACCGCCCGCATACATACTAACCGTAAACGGACTGCCGGTATTTGACTTCACACAAAACTGAATGTCGGTTTTTTCCAGATGCGCAATAGGTACAGTAAACGGAATCTCTTGCTTTTGCACAAAAGTCGTTTGGTTAAGCAGCGTAATAAGGCCGTTACTATCCCCGGTATTAATCTTGTTGTACTCCTGAGCAGTCATGTAGTTGCTAGAAGTAAACCCGATACTTGCGTCATACTGCACATACGACAGATAGAACGTATAGCCTGCCGGCACCGTATAAATAGACATCTGGGTCTGGCCGACACCCGCATTAATCTTTGCGTAAGTCGAAGCGCCAATCTTTGCCGTGATGTTTCCGGTGTTGGTGCTGTTGAGCATGGACATCTGATTGATACGCAGGAACGAATTGGTCGTGGTGACGTTCGTTACCCCATTCAGCGCAATCGTCTCAACAAGCGGTGCAAAGTTAGCGTCCAGCCCCTCAATCACAACCGAACGGGTCGAATTGTCAGAAGCCGAATCACTAACCAGCACTAGCGGAGCAGCAGAGGTTGGCGGGGTATACAACCCGCCAGAAAGAGTTTGCCCTTCCCACATCGGCCCCTGAGCCGTGCTACCAATAGCAGTGCTGTATCCGAAGATTTCCAAGCCGGTGTGGCCGACAACCTGCCCACGAGCCACCTGCAATTCAAATGGCTCAAACGACCCCATGCGCGTGACCGACGACGGGACACCCATCAAGTTAGCCATAATGGCCCCCGATTAGACGTTCTGTTGGCCGA